AGCTCATCGCTGGTGAGAACTAATCCCCATGGACGTCGCTATTGTGATGTGCATGGTGGGCCTCGCTGGACTCGCCGGTATCGCTATCGGTGGGTTCATTAGCATGGCCCTAGTTCGGAGAGTGGCATAAGCCACAGTCCCGGTAGATACATCTTGGCTTGGAACCCTTAGCTCCAGAAAGGAGCGGAGTTGAAAAGCCAAGTTGTTCTCCTTGAGACTCTCTTGCTTGACGCAGGAGATGCTCTGGGTTTCAGCGCACAGAGAGATGTTGAAACTCTCTGGAGAAGATATGACCAAGAAGGTTTACCCTTCTTGACAATCACACTTCCACGACTCGATGATCTTCTTCTTGAAGGTCTTCGGTCCGGACACTTCCCGTCTTTCGAGGGGTGGCTGTCGAGGTGTGCTTACCCTGAATTCTTGAGTAGAATTTGGGGTCTGATCTTCTCTAGGGATGGAAAACTTCTTTCCAATCCCAGCATAGAGGCCATTCGATGGCTTCGCCAAATCTCACGTCTTCACAAGAAGATTTTTGAGGTTTGCGAACAGTCACGCGTTGATGCGGAAATTTCCCAGTTTGTGGAGACAGATAAGAATCTGCCTTCGCGAGCTGAGATCCGCCGCAACGTTGACCCCTATGCCCGAAAGGTTGCCCAGATTTTGTTTGGACAACTCATCGGTGAGGCTTTGACGACCATCTCTGATGGTCGTCATGGTCCGGGCGCTGTTGCCGATGGAATCGGTGTTAATCAGCGATGGAGTTTTGACTCTATCTCTTATAACATCGAGTCCCTGGTCGGGCCTGAGTATTTTCGATCCTCGTGGATCGATCTGCTCGATAGGCCTCCCTCCATCCTGGAGGTACCTGCTAGACTGGAAGCCGTTCCAAAAACGGCTTTGAAACCGCGCTTGATTTCGATCGAGCCGGCATATAACCAGTTTGTTCAGCAGGCGCTACAAGAGAGATTAAAATTTCTCTTGGAGCGTGGTGATTTTGCGTGTTCTTACACGTATCAGCACCATAACCAGCGGCTAGCTCTAGAAGGATCGGTGAGTGGTAAGATTTCCACGATCGACCTTTCTGAAGCTTCGGACCGAGT